CAGACTTCTGCATTGCTTTAGGGAAAGCACCAACATAAGTATAGTAAAGAGCAGGTCCTGTTATCTCTTTTTCAAACTTAGTCATATAGATATTAGATTTATATCCACCATTAGCACCTTTAGGATAAGACATCCTATAGATAGCAGTGTCTCCTTTATATTCATTTGTAGTTCCTGTTTGACCTACAATATAATCCATCCAGGTTTCAAAGAACCTAATCGTATTATAGTTTCTATCAACATAAAACTGAACATCAAAAGTATCATCATAGATTCTACGATAAGCAAACTGTTCTCTTGCTCCGTAGTAATCACCCACCTGATCGTGAGTTGCTAATGAACTACCTGGAATAGATGCTTCACTACAAAGGAGTTCAACATTCTTTCCATCAGTATTGTATGTAAACCCTCTAGCTCTCAGAAAGTTCAATACATCTCTAGGTGGTTGTAAACTTATAGCATAAGAAGAAGTTTGAGCAAGGTTCATCACCCTACTCTTCAAATCAGATGTTCTAATTCCCTTTGGACGTGGGCCAGCCATCTATAAATAGACTCGATTACTATACTATGTAGTAGGGAAGTGGGAGAAAGTATAAAGTCGATATATAAACCATCCAATCCTGAAAAATATCAGGGCAATGCTAATAATATTATTTGTAGAAGTTCTTGGGAACGTCGCTTCTGCAACTGGTGTGATAACAATCCCAACATATTAAAGTGGGCATCAGAAGAGTTTAGCATCCCATATGTTTCTCCTATTGATAACAGAATTCATCGTTACTATCCAGACTATCTGATTGAAGTTAAAGAAGTTAGTGGTAAGATTAAAAAATATGTGGTTGAAGTAAAACCAAAGAAACAAACACAACCACCTAAGAAGAGTGAACGTGTTACTAAATCATTCATCTATGAAACCAAAACTTATGCTGTGAATCAAGCAAAGTGGAAAGCAGCAACCGAGTTCTGTATAGATAATGGTGTTGAGTTTAAGATTATCACTGAAGACGAACTAGGTATCAAACCTTATGGATCAAGAACAAGAAGAGTATCTAGAAAGCGGAACAAATAGACTTGAATATGTTCGTGATGATATTATAAATCAAGGTCAACCTGATGATATGATGTTTGAATTGTTACAGGTTTTGACTGAAGAAGTATTGGTTCCTGAGGTTGGAAGATACTATACATTCATATATCAACCTAAGACATCAAGGATTAGATATGATGAACATCCATTGATTGCTTGTGTTGGTATCTTTAGATGGGGTATTAGAGGTATCAACTACCACTGGGGAACATTTAGAAACTACTCTTGGGAAGAAGTGATTGGAAGGTTTCATGTCGTATATCCACTTGAACTTAATGATGCTAGAGCAATCCCGTATCAGAAGTTTGAAACTTCAAGATAAATAAAAATAAAAAAAAAGATATGGCGGACCAATACCCCCTACCAGATGGTGTTACCTACCCTAGGGTGGGTGAAGACCCAGAGGGTGGACTTATATATGAATTATCTACTATAAAGGTAATGACAGAAGATAAATCTGGCAATAAGCGTGAAGAGACGGTTTTATCAAGGTTCAATGTTAGCACTGGTAATTTTGATTTATATGTTACAGAAAACGGTTTCATTGGTCTTGGGGGTAGTAATAAACTGTTTGCAACTTACAACGCCAGCACTAATGAACTTTCCCCTAATAGTAAAAATAAAGAAATTTATCAAAGAATTGCTTTTAGAGACAAAAACGTCTCCGCTAAAACACAACTTAGTAGCATAGTATACCGTACAAAAAAAGCGACAATAGGAACTCTTAATCATTTAATTAAAGATAATGACGAGCATCCCTTAGCATCATCACTGAATACAATCGCAGGTTATGAGGGATATAAGACAATTCCTGACTTACCTGATGATAAAGGTAATGTAGCCAAAACCCCAACAGTTGTAGACACCGATAATACACCACTCTCAGTTGTAGACACCGATAATACTGGTGATGCTAACTCTGCACTTCCTCCTGAAGATGGTCAGACTAGTACTCCTCTAACTGAAAATGATCTTAGGGATATTGTTAATGCAGGAAGGAGAGAAGGAACATTCGGAGAAAACGTAAGTTTACAATATCCCATATATATTCCTAAAGAATTAAAGTATGACCTCATACAGATTTCTCCGTATGCATATGTGCCTGCTGGTTTAGGTTTTAACCCCACTGCTGCTGAGGACAGATATAAAAATGTAGAAAAATTACTAGGTACAGTTACATTACCAATGCAACCTAACTTCTCAGAGTCAAACTCTGTAGATTGGGGTGGTGATATGCTGAATGCTGTTCAGTCTGAGTTAGGAAAAGGAGCACTAGGTGCAATAAACAAAGGATCTACCCTAGATATTAAAGGAGCAATTGATGCCCTAGCTAATAGTGGAATGATGATAATAGATAAGTTTTCGGGAGACCCGACAGGAAAACAATTTCTTGCTGCATATTTTGCAGGTCAAGCAGTTAAGGCAAGTATTACAGGCAGATCCGCTGGTGCTGTTATCAATCCGAACCTTGAATTACTTTTCAATGGACCTAAGTTAAGAACATTTAGTTTTAGTTTTAAACTAACACCAAGAAGTGCAAATGAAGCAATAATGGTTAGAAAGATTATTAAGTTCTTTAAGAAAAATATGGCCGCACAAAGGTCTACTACAAATCTATTCTTGTTAAGTCCAAACGTATTTAAACTTAAATACATCAGTGGGTTTAATAAAGAACAGAACCCATATATGAACAAGATTAAACCTTGTGCTTTATCAGCATTTAATGTGAACTATACACCTGATGGTTCATACATGACTTATAATGATCCAAACAATCCTTCAATGACTTCTTATGATATTGGTCTATCATTCTCAGAGATTGAACCAATATATGCTGACGAAATCGACTATGCCACTAACGACATGAGTTACTAAAATGCCTAATCCTTACTTCCAGTATCTTCCAAACTTTGATTACGTCAGCAGGATTCCTGGTGCTAAGAATATTAATGACTATGTTCAAGTCAAAAATATTTTTAAAAGATTTAAAATAAAATCAGAAGTACTTAATGATCTTTCATACTTTACCAAGTATAAGATTATTGGTGACGAAAGACCAGATCAAATTGCTTATACTTATTATGACAATCCATATTATGATTGGGTTGTTCTGTTAGCAAACAATATTCTTAATGTAGAAACAGAATGGCCATTGTCTCAAGATTCATTCTACAACTATATGATAGACAAGTATGATACTGAATCAAATTTTGCAGAAGTACATCACTATGAAACGATAAAAGTACTGACTAATAGTAATAGAGTTTTAGTTCCTGCAGGTCTTGAAGTGCCATCTGACTATAGTATAACATATTATGATAAAAGTATTCCAGGCACAGTCACTAAAGGAAAAATCACTCAAGGGATTACTAATCAACAATATGAAGACAAGATTCAAGATAATAAAAGAAATATCTTTTTAATTAAACCTCAATATATTACTACTATCCTAGATCAAATTGAAGATGCTATGCGATATAGTTCTGAGTCCTCACAATATGTTAATGATGACTTAGTTAAGGGTGAGAATATTAGAATCTATGATTAGAAAAAAAGTAATAGGGTCAAAAAATTGCTGGAGATTTTTTCCGACCTTTTTTGAAACTAAAAGTTGATTTTCGCACAAAAAAAGAGGGGTATTATCCCCTCAGAATATTAACCTCAGTTATACTTCATCAACTATCAGCAAGTTTTGCAAAGTAAGACATAGGATCATCATCGTCATCAGAAGTGGTTGTTGTTTCAGTACCCTTTGATGCTTGGTAAGAATCTTCAAGCTTTCGCATGACATCTTCTTCACTGACTGCCTTTTGTTCTGCTGCTGCGTAGTTATCATACTCCGTTTCTTCCTGCTGTGCTGATGTACGAGTGGATTTAGTACCCAAAACATAATCAAGACGCTTCTTCAAGTCTTCATATGACTTGAATTGATCAGAAGCAACGAAGGCAGTCAATGAATGCTGCTTCTTCCAGATTGCTTCAAGTGCGTCATCATCATCAAGAAGAGGTGATTGACGGTCGAACTCTGACTTATCATAGTTCCAGTAACCATCTTTCTTCTGCAGTTTCAGTTTAAAGTTAGCACCACCCCAGAAATCAAATGGATTGATGGGTGTTTCATCTTCAAACTCAGGTTGCATTACATCCATAACCTTGTCAAAGATCTTCTTGCCGAACTTATAGAGGAATACTCCACCCTCGTTCTGAGGATTGGCAGGATCTTTTACGACATAGATGTTGGCGTAGAAAGACAACTTACGCTTTTGCTTACGGACAGTTTCCTTATCCTTATCGCTTCCGCTGTTCCAAAGTTCCCTATTCAATTCTCCGATAGGGTCCTTACCACCAATGGTGGTCAGCGAGTTCTCAATATACCAACCGCCAGGTCCTTGAAAGGCGTGAGAGAACAGTTTTACCCAAGGGAGATCTTCTCCGTCAGGGGCAGGAAGAAAACGGATAACGGCATATCCATTACCAGACTTATCCATTTCTGGTTTCCACAGACGGTCATCGCTACTGCCGCCAGTGTTATTCATCTTTTCTACTTCCTTTACCAGTTTATTGGTAAGAGAACCTAGAGAAGATTGCTTTTTGAGATCCGAAAAACTCATTTGATAAACTCCGTATTTGTTGTATTTGGTTTGTGTCCCGTAGCTTTGTTGAGGTTTGGGTAGCCTCTTGAACCATGAACTATAAGATAGTTTCAGTGGTTTGTCAAGCAGACTCATTAATAGTTTTTTTCATCTTTTCAATGATGTTCGTCATATTAGAAAAGACATAATTAAGATCCACATCAGGAGGGAATCCTAGTTGTTGAGCAGAAGATAAGATATTATCCTTCATTACTTTTGCTTCGGGATCATCAGAAAGAGTCATCCTAGCATACAGAATCTTTTGTTTGTTCAACAATTCTTCAAGCAGTTCAACATGTTCTAGTTTGTCATCATTATTCATTGTAGAAAAAGAGAAAACTTTTCCATAGATCCTATCTTGAAGTTCTGTGATTGCTTTCATCTCTTCTTGAACAAAGTTTGAACTAAAGAAACTCATAACCCTCCGCAAATAATTTGTTTCAACATTTTCTTGTATTTGAACACGTCTATATGTATAAAGGAATTATACTTGGATATTCTCATAGAAAGAAACTTCCATACAGGATCCTTTAACTTTTTATCATAGTCATCTTTGAATCCAATAATCTTATTCAAGATAACAATTGACTCTAAAGACAGGTGCCCAGCAAGGTGCTCTTTGATGATTGAGGAGTGCTTAGTTCCCTCAATCACCAGCATAGCATCAAAATCCTGACCTGTAAACACGTTTTCAATTTCTGTTTTAAATGTATATGTTAGTGACTGCAACCGCTTCTTCCAGTCAGTAAAGTTTTGTTCACCATTACGGACAATCTCTCCAATCCATAATGATTGAGGGTCATCACAAGATACAAAGTTAGATACAAAGAACTGAACTACTTCCTCATCATTCTTCTGTCTACTTAGTTTCTCAAAGAAAAACCTATCACGTCGTTTATAAAAACTATCTAAAGATGCACGAGACTTACCACCATATCTATGATAATCATAACTCTCTTTAGTAAAATGGTTTTTCAATCCAAGGTAGGATTTATAGCAATCAAAGGGAGTCACTTTCGGGATCATCTACTTCTTCAAAGTCAATAATGTTTTCAAGTTTCACAATATGTTTCCCATCTATAAGATAGGTATGTGATTCATCAATCATTCCCAAGTATTTCAGTTCATCTTCAGGGATATTATTTTCCCTGATTGCTGCTAGCATTCGATGATGTCTGAGATCTTGGGATGATATCATAGTGGAAGTTTAGCGTGAGAAGTCTTCTTGAGCAAGTTAAGTTCAATTGCTTCACACTTCAGTTTTTCCTTCAGTGGTTTGGATATAAGTTTGGGAATAGATTCTACATCAAGATTGTTTTTCTCGCAAAAGAATACAATCGCATCAATATACTTCATACCTTTATTAGTATGAGCAATAGATTCAATCTCTTCCGCAAACCTTCTAGAGCAATAGAACTTTGTCTCTATTAGATTTTCGATTTCTTTGTTGTCAGGACTTACCATATTCCTGGAGTTTAAATTCAACAAACTCTCTAATATATTTGGAGAGAAGTTGGATGTACTTTTTCTTGTCATATTCTTCATAAATTGTGGTCTCACCATTTTCACACGACATGATAATGACAAACTTCTTTACCATTATACCAGTCATCTCGTATAACATGCAAGCATATGCTGCACATTGTACAAAATGATGATCAACCCATCCTCTAGGTTTGGGTTTCTTTGATGTTTTAAAATCAATGACCGCAAGTTCACCGTCATATTCAGCAATACAATCTACACTGCCAGCAACACCCAGTTCATAACTAAACAAAGACTGTTCGATAGCATGAATGTTATCGATTTTATCAATCTCTCCTTTTGCTTGCTTAAAAAGAAACTCAGACAGTGGTTGAACTGTTGGAAGATCTTTATTGCGAAGATAATATTCAGCAAGGGTATGCATATCAGTGCCCCTGCTAGTTGCTTGCTTGGTTATCTTATTTGCTTCATCATTACCAACTTTCTTTCTCCAATTAATGAAGATTTCTCGATTGTAATGACTAATAATGGACGTGATTGATACTAACTTTTGTCCATCGGGAGTATCATAATACCTAACTCCATCAACCATCTGTCTACTGAGAGATGGATATTCAATTTCAACATGATTAAACATTACATACCTAGTTCAAGTTTAGCAATAATATACTCTTTAACGAGTCCACTCCTACAGATGTCTTCTGCTTCAAACTCTACCATACTAAACGAAGGCATGTTCTTGAGGATACGAATGAAATCTACGATACCATTTTTCTCTGCTGTTTTAATCAAATCAGTTTGAGTTGCATCACCACAGAACATAATCTTACTATTCTCACCAACACGGGTGATCATAGAGTCTAGTTCATGGAAGTTTAGATTCTGGAACTCGTCAACAATAACAATAACATTATCAAGAGTAGTTCCACGAATAAAGGATGTACTCCAAAAACTGATTGTGCCTTGTGCCTTGAGGTTAGCATAAAGCATTTCAAACGCATTGTCATCAGGCATCTCAAACATATACTTTACCATATTCTTATATGGAATCTGGTAAAGAGAGGACTTATCTTCATGATCTCCAGGGAGAAAACCAATCTCTCTGGTGGGTACAAGCGACCTTACGATGTAGATTTTATCGTAGGGTGTGCTGGGGTCTAATACATTTAGAAGAGCATTGTAGAGGGTGATAAAGGTCTTACCTGTACCTGCACATCCATATGCTACAAGGTTCTGATCTCCCTTGTACTCTTCAAAAAACCTTTGCTGATTTTCAGTAAGTGGTTCTATCTTTCTAATGTAATCAAGATTGATAGGTTTTTTCCTTTTCATTGTTCGATTGCTCGTACCAAAGGGAACCGGG